ATCCAAACGGCGGCGTCAGTTCATTCTGGGACGACGCCGAATGGCTCACCGGAGCGGACGGAAAACGCGCCGCGCTAAACCCAGAGTTCGTTTCTTGGCTCATGGGGTTCCCGCCAGAGTGGGGCGCCTGCGCGCCTACGGCAACGCCATCGTCCCGCCGCTCGCGGCAGAAGTCGTAAAGGCATTCATGGAATCACAGGAGTAAGCCCGTCGCTCCGTGGTCATGGCAATGACGGGTAAGGAGACTAAAGCCGGCAGCGACGCTATCGGTGAAGCATTGAAACGGAGACGCCATCGGAAACATGGGAAATCGCAACATCGCGTAACGCGAAGGCCACGGTAGTGATGTCCCGTGGCCTTCTTTTTTATACATGCTCTCTTAGCTCATTTTGCAGCTTGTCCATAAGCCAATCTGCCGACAGCTCCCCTTCATCAAGAGCCGATAACAAAAAGGACAGCATCATCGGAATCGGATACCTTCCTGACCGCCATGACATTACCTGTCGATAGGTCACGCCGGATATCGTAGCGACGTCCTGATTGGACAGATTCTGACGGCTCATTATCTGTATCATTTGTTCCGAAGTCATGTTTCTGAAGCCCTCTGGCGAGCATTGCAATAATGACGTCCTGTTCGGTCCAGTTGTAGTTCGCCTGACCAATGGCGCGCCCCGTGAGGGCGCAATACAAATTCCACAATGTCGGGTTGACGTCGTAACAGGGCTCTTTGGACGCGATGATATAGGGGCGTGTCTGGTCCATGATATCAATCCTTTTTCACGTCGAACTGTGACGCCTGCGCATGATAGTCGGCAAGCATTTCCATATTGTTAATGTAGCAGGCGAGGACTTCAGCGAGATCCTCGAGCGCCTCTTCTTCCGTCTCGCCGCGGCCATGCGGCGTATGCTCGTCGACCCAGGCTTCGTCGTAAGCAACCCATTCTCTCATCCATTCGCAGAAGTAGGTCTTGATCGCCATTTCAATCTCCATCAGTTGATGGCCTGTATTATATGAAGTTTCTTCACTCTGTCAAGCGGTCTCTGGATTATACTTTTCGAGATACTCGAGCGCGCAACGGTAGCCGAGCACGGCATAGGCGTCAGCGAGAAGACGTTTGAACACTTCGGTCTCGACCTCGCCCTTGTCGTGCTGCTCGCGCCAGGATCTGATCAGCGTGGTCAGCAGCTCATCGTCGTATTGGTGGAAGTGATGTCCGGGGATGGGTTTGGCGATGGTCATATCGATATCTCCAGAAATGGAAGGGGTTCTCTCCAGAAACGGAGGGGCCGATGGCCCCTCGCGTCAGACGGCGAGTGCGAGCTTCGCCTTGATCATCAGCGACTGCGACGGCTTGCCGGTTTTGTTGAGGCCGGCGATCTGCTCGTCGGTCGCGCCGAGCTGGCGCAGCAGCGCGATAGCAGCGTCCTTGTCGAGCGTCGTGGCGCCCTTCTTTTCGACGATGGCGACGACGCAGGTATCGCCAACGAGCTCTTTCTCGCCGACGGAAACGATCTCCGCCTTGACGGCTTCAAGACGCGCCTTGACGGCGGCTTCTTCGTGCTTGAGGGCGGCGTAGGCGTCGGCGAGGGCGGCGGTGTTGGACATTTGCGTAACTCCATATCAAGATCAACCAATATGAAGAAACTACATGAGAAGTTTCTTCTGGTCAAGCGCCTTCTGAAATATTTTTGAATTTTTTTTCATGGGCTGTATGTTGACGGTCGCAGGAAGGGGATGTTGACATGCCGGGAAATATTCGCGAGACTATCGTCGCTGCAATATGCAGATTCAATGTTGGCGTCGATATCGATGGAAGGATCCAACCTCACATATCAGCAGACACATGCCCTGCTCCTTGCGACTATTGTCGTATGGCGGCAGATCACATTATGCAATCCATAGAGGGCGAACAGAATGTCAAACAACAATCAAATCAAAGCTTTGGTGGAACGAATCGAAAGGCTTGAAGAGGAAAAGGCAGCGATCGCAGCAGACATCAAGGATGTCTTTTCCGAAGCGAAATCAAATGGATATGATGTCAAAATCCTCAAAAAACTGCTGTCTCTTCGTAAACAGGACGCTCAGAAGCGCGCCGAAGAGCAGGCTGTTCTGGCAGTTTATATGGATGCTCTGGGCATGCTGGCGGATACCCCCCTGGGCAGGGCGGCAGTGGATCGAATCAAAAACAGCGAAGAAGCAGGCGACGAAAACGACGACGACTTCTAAGTAAACAAACGGCCCCGGGTGTGTTATCATGCCGGGGTCTGTATTTTCGAAGAAGGAACGGGACGATGAAAGAAATGACAGCGCGGGCCCTTGCCATCGCAGCCGCATATAGCTTTTTGCTTTTCGGCGCCGCAACGATCCTTTCAGGATGCTCCGCTGCCAAATATGTCTTTCACTGCACCGTAACCCAGCCAGAAAACTGTAATTGACCATGACCGACGGCGAAATGAACGCCTACGTCATATCAAAATGGATAAACGAACACGCGCCTTTATGTATCATGGTCTATCTGGTCTGTCTCGGAAGGCCGGCCAGAAAAAGCGAAGTGATGACAATCATTAAAAAATACGTAGAGATCAACAACGAGAATGTAACGCTAGGCAAGATGGTAAGAAAATGAGCGACGTCGAAGCACCCAAAAAGCGACCTGTTGGACGGCCGACGAAATATAAGCCTGAGTATTGCGAGCGGGTCATCGAGCTTGGTCGCGAAGGGAAAAGCATCGCGCAAATGGCCGCTGCGTTCGAGGTGGACAAGGCGTCGATTTTTGATTGGGCCGCGGCGCATGAAGATTTTTCCACCGCTCTTGCGCGGGCAAGGACGCTTTCGCAGACGTGGTGGGAGGACAAAGCCCAACAAAATCTTGCTTGCAGAGACTTTAATGCTCATCTTTGGCTGAAGAGCGTAGCATCAAGATTCCGCGAGGATTACACAGAGAAGCAGGTAACGGAAGTTAGCGGCCCTGAAGGCGGCGCCATCAAGGTTGAGTCGTCTGTTATTGACGCGCGATCGATGGATCCTGAGCAGCGTCAGGCTTTGAAAGAAATTTTGCTTGCTGCAAAGAAGGGAAGCAGCTGATGGAAATGACGCCCGAAGAAGAAGAGAAGTCCAGGGAGATTATATCTTGCGCGACAGCCATTATGGATATGCTGCAAGACAAAAGCTCTCCTTCTCATGTAACAGGCGTTCTTGTTTTCGCTTCAAGCATGCTTTTTTCCCGTATGCTTGATAACGAAGGTCAGGCTATAAATGCTGAAATAGAAATTGATGAATTTTGTAAAAGAATAAAAACCATCGTCAAGGATTGCGCCGAGGCCGACATCGACCCGATGGATGTTTTTGATATTGATCAGAAGAGGGTTGACGGCGTTAAAAAGAAAATATGCGATAAGGAGGCCGTCGTTATATCGTCAGGATGGGTTGATACGATCAATCAGATAGAAGATCCGGACGTTGTTCTGAAAATGTTAGCTGCGGTTTCGTCCTATTTTATATCGAACAGATTTGCGACCGAAGAATCCGCCATGTATGCCTATCAGCGGCTAAACGGCACCATTCAGCATATCATATCTGCATCAAAACAAAGTGGGCTGGCGTCATGGGTGAGGGGAACTCCGCATTAGGTCAGGATCTGATCGATGCACATGAGGCCGCCATAGGCGCCTCGTATCCATTTTGCCATTTCCCACAGCAGGCCAGAAAGGTTGTTGAGGCGTATCTGCACGCTCTGGACAAAGAGCTGAACAGCCGCGGAATGGCCTTCGCCATATTTAAAAAGCAAGATGAACAAGATAATTAAAATCGAAGGCGTCGCAATTGATATCGATCGGCAACTGATCGAAATCAGCGCCGCCGAATGCGAAGAAGATCTTTGCGAGTTCATCAGGCAAGCGTGGCATGTTGTTGAGCCGGGCGCGGAATATTTCCACAATTGGCACGTCAATATGATCGCCGAGCACCTCGAGGCCATCACAGACGGCGTCGAACTGGACGACGGATCCAGATATAATCGCCTCCTGATCAACGTGCCGCCAGGCATGATGAAGTCGCTTTTGACAAACGTATTCTGGCCGGCATGGGAATGGGGCCCGCGCAACATGCCGCACATGCGGTATGTCTGCGCGTCGCATTCGTTGGATCTCGCCATCCGCGATTCGACCAAAATGCGCCGCCTGATCGAATCGGATTGGTATCAGGATCGATGGGGCGATCGGGTAAAGATCGCGCGGGATCAGAACCAGAAGACAAAATTCGAGACGACCGCGACAGGCTTCCGGCAGGCGATCGCCGCAGGGTCGATCACTGGCGCCCGTGGCGACAGGGTGATCATCGACGACCCTCTCAGCGTCGAGGATGCGGCGTCCGACGCCGTCCGCAAGAGCCGGCGGGAATGGTTCCTCGAGGCCGTTCCCAGCCGCATCAACAAGCCAATGGAATCGGCGATCATCGTCATCATGCAACGCCTGCATGAGGAAGACACAAGCGGCATCATTCTGGAGAAGGGGCTCCCGTATGACCATATTATGCTTCCGATGCGCTACGACCCGGGGCGAGCATTCCCGACAATGCTCGGCATTGAAGATCCCAGAAAAAGAGAAGGCCAGCTTCTTTTTCCGTCTCGTTTTCCCGAATCTGTCGTCGATCGGGATGAACTCGCTATGGGGCCATACGCGACAGCCGGGCAGCATCAGCAATCTCCCGAGCCACGCGGAGGCGGTATCGTCAAGCGAGAATGGTGGAGGCTCTGGGATCAGGCGTCATACCCGCCCTTCGATTACATAATCGCGTCGGTCGATACAGCCTACACGGTAAAAACAGAAAACGATCCTTCAGCCATGACCGTCTGGGGCGTCTGGACGGGTGGCGATCAGACGGCGCAGATCACCCGTCAGCCGAACCGCCAGGGGGACGTCATGGCGGTTCTGGAGCGCACCTATACGCAGGAGCACCCGAAGGCCATGTTGATTTACGCATGGTCTGAAAGGCTGGAGTTCCACGACCTGATCGAAAAAATACAGGACACAATGTCGTCATACGGCGTTGAGAAGCTACTTGTCGAGAGCAAGGCTTCCGGCATCAGCGTGGCGCAGGAGCTGCGCCGGCTGTATGGCCATGAGGAGTTTTTTGTGCAGCTCGTTGACCCGAAGGGCGCCGACAAGGTCGCCCGGTTCTATTCAATCCAGCATCTGTTTTATGAAGGATTGATCCACGCGCCGGACAGGTCATGGGCGGAAACGGTCATAAACCAGTGCGCCTCTTTCCCGCGGTCGAAGCACGATGACCTTGTCGATACGGTTTCCATGTCGCTGAAGCACTTGCGCGATATCGGCCTCCTTGTCAGAGGCGCAGAGTTCACAGCAGCGGTTGACGATAGTATGATGCACCGCGGTCGATCGGCTGAAGAGAACGATCCGCTTTACCCCATATAATCCGGAAAATCACAATGATCTATGCAAATGCTGTTGTCGACGTGGTCGACGCGCCGCCGGCCCACGGGCAGGGGCTTGGCAAGTTCAAGGTGACGGTCTGGGGGAAGGAACCCCACGACTATGTGCGCATCTATGAAATACAGGCTTTGGATGATAATATGGCGGCTCGCGAGGGTCTCGACCGCTTTGTCAAAGATATTTCTGGCCTCCTTGAAGACGCTGAAGGAAATTAATTATGCCAATGGTTCCCGGCCTTAATCCCGCAATCCGGCAGTCAGAGGGGGAGGTCGCGGGGCTCGCGCCGGCGGAAGACGTCCTCGTTGAAATTCTTAACGACGTTGACAAACCTGAGACGGACGATCGGGGCAACATTCTGCGCATTGAGCACGACGACGGATCCTTGAGCGTTTCGCTTGATGGCGAGCCTGTTGAGCGGGTCGGCGACGCAGATAAGGCCAGGGAATGGTTTTCCAACCTCGTTGACGAAATCGACCAGTTCGAGCTTGGCCGCATTGCGGAAGAACTTCTGAAGGGCGTGCAGGACGATCTGGACAGCCGGCAGGATTGGATTGAAGACCGGGCGCAGGGCATCAAGCTTCTTGGCCTGAAGGTAGAGATCCCCGGCCTTCAGGGGGCCGCTGACGGCGCGCCGGTCGAGGGCATGTCAAAGGTTCGCCACCCGCTTCTGCTCGAGGCGGTTCTTCGTTTTCAGGCCAATGCCCGCAGCGAGATGTTGCCTACGGACGGCCCGGTAAAGGTTAAAAGCGAAAGCGCCGAGACGACCCTGAAGCAGGATCAGATGGCGCATGCTCTCGAGACGGATCTGAATCACTATCTGACGTCGATCGCCAAGGAATATTACCCCGACACCGACCGCATGTTGTTCATGTTCGGCTTTGGCGGGACGGCTTTCAAAAAGGTTTACTACTGTCCGCTGCGGGGCAGGCCCGTCAGTGAAACGGTCGACGCCGACGACCTGATAGTCAATAACGCGGCGACGGCGCTTTCTGACGCGAAGCGTATAACGCATCGCGTTTTTATGCGCCCATCTACAGTCCGGCGGTTACAGATTCTGGGCGTCTACCGCGACATCAATCTTTCGACGCCAAAGCCGGAACAGCCTGACGCCGTCCAGAGAGAGAAGGCGGATGTTCAGGGCATCAAAGTGGATACGTTTAATGCCGATGACCGTGACCGGGAAATCTACGAGATATATTGCGAGCTCGACATCAGCGGATTTGAGCATCGCTATAAGGGGAAAGTCACGGGTCTCGAAATCCCCTATCGCGTAACGATTGATGCGTCGTCTCGCGAAATCCTCTCGATCGTGAGGAATTATGACGAGCCGACGGGACAGGAAGGCGACGAGCTGCCTGAGTCCAGAACGAATTTTGTCAAGTTTACCTTTGTGCCTGGTATGGGGTTTTACGATATCGGTCTACTTCATATTCTGGGTAATACCACGAATGCGGTCACAGCGGCCGTAAGGGAAATGCTTGACGCCGGCATGTATGCCAATTTTCCGGGCTTCCTGATGGCAGACACGGGAGCCCGGCAAAACACCAACATCTTCCGCGTGCCGCCCGGCGGCGGCGCCCTTGTAAAAACCGGAGGCGTTCCGATCAATCAGGCTGTCATGCCGCTACCCTACAAGGAGCCCGGCATGGCCCTGATGAACCTTGTTCAATACATGGTTGAAACCGGCCAGCGTGTCGGGTCGACCAGCGAATTGCAGGTTGGCGAGGGCAGGGCGGACGCGCCTGTCGGGACGACGCTTGCGCTGATTGATCAGGCGACGAAGATCCTGAACAGCGTCCACAAGCGACTGCATGCGGCGCAGGCTGAAGAGTTTGCATTGCTGGTGCGTTGTTTCCGGGAGCATCCTGAGTCTTTCTGGGGCCGGAACAAGAAGGCGTGCCGGAATTGGGACGAAAAAACCTTCATTCAGGCTTTGGACAACTGCGATCTGGTCCCTCAGGCGGACCCGAATACGGCGAGCCAGACGCAGCGCATGATGAAGATTATGGCCCTGAAGCAACTGCAACAGGCGAACCCCGCAATGTATGATCCCAAGCAGATCGACATTGCCGCCATGAAGGCTATGGGCTGGAGCAATCCGGAGCAGTTTATGGCGCCGGCGGAAGCGCAGGGCCAGATGCCGCCGCAGATGATTCAGGCAATTGAAGAACTGAAGATCAAGAAGCAGGACGCGGATTCCCGCATGCTGACGGCGCAGGCCAAGGCGCAGGAAATACAGATGCGGGCGACCGGCGGAGGCGTTGTCGGCGCGGATCAGGAGGGCGACGCCATGAAGGCGGCCGAGCTTCAGGTGCGCCAGCAAGAGATTGAGTCGCGCGCGATTGACGCCCGGCTTGATGCGGCCAACCGCCAACGCGATCGCGAAACTCGCGAGCGACTTGCGGCGATTAATCTTGCCAAAGAGCTGATTGCAAACCCGCAGTCGGCCCCATTGCTTGAACAGGTTCTGACGCCTGAAATGATGGCGCAGCTGGAGGGCGAGGAGCCGCCGCTGTTAAATGTCCCGGGAGTTCCGAATGAGCAGGCTTGATCTCATTAATCAGGCGCTTCGTATTGCCAAAATGGCCAGAGGCGGACGGCTTCTGGAGGACGAATATCCGACGCAATATATGCCGCATGTCGGGCGTCAGGTGATGGCGAAGGGCGGCATGCCGGAAGAGCCTGTCGTCGGGGCTATGGATGTCGCCAGATCGCTTCCTGAAGCAGCGCCACAGATGCCGATGCCCGCGCCTGCGCCGCCGCCCAAAAGCCCGTTTGAGGGGCGTGTCGGGATGCAGCCGAAGCCAACGCTTGGCTCTATGTATAATGTTCCGGAAGGCGCCCCATGGGCGGAGCGTGCTGAGGAAGAGGCGAACATGCCTCGCGTCCAGACGCTAACGGACGCGTTCAATAAAGCTATCGAAGAACATATGAACCTCCCCTACAAGGAGCGCGTCGCTAACACGAAGTCGGCTATTGAGAAGCTGGCGCCGTATATCGGCATGCGCAAGGACGGCAAGCCTGTCCCGCTTCTGGGCCGCAACGAGAAGCTTATGAAGGCGGAGGCCGGCTACAAGGGCGGAAAGCCGCTTGAAGTTGACGGCATGGGCGTTGAGACGACCGGCCTTGCGTTGGCTCCGGCGTTCAAGATGGGCAACTTCCAGACGTGCCCCAATCATGCGTCCTGCAAGGACGAATGCCTTGGCAAGACGTCAGGCAATTATTTCCAAGTTGGTGGCGGCCGCGACCTTGACGCATTCAAGGGACCGCGCCTTAACAGCCTGAACAAAACGATTGCGATGTTGCAGGAGCCGGAAGCTTTTGCTGTTCGCCTGTTTGATGAAATTCAGAGCGCCAAGCGCGAGGCAGAATATAACGGCAACAAGCTTGGCGTGCGCCTGAATGTTCTTTCTGACCTGAGCCCCAAGATTCTTGAGCCGATTATTAAAGGCCATCCGGAAGTTGACTTTTACGATTACACCAAAATGGGCTACGATCCTGTCGCGCCAAATCATCATTACACCTATTCTTCAACGGGCGTCTCTCAGGAGGGCGTTGATAACCCGCACAGCAATTGGAAAGAGATGCGCCGGCGTCTGGATCAGGGCAACAATGTTGCCATGGCATTTAGCCACAAGGACGCCATCCCGCAGGAAGTTCACGACGAGGAGACCGGCAAGGTTTATCGCGTAATTTCTGGCGACACGCATGACTTCCGGCCGCTGGACAGTATTGAAAACCCCGGAGAGGGCGTCATTGTCGGCCTGAAGAACAAGAACGTCGCCAGTAAGAACGACACGGCGCATGTCGAATCCAAGGGTTTCTTTGTTAAGTATGATCCGCAGTTCAAGAAAACGCCGAAAGGCACGCTTGAGCGCGACGAGGATGGCAATCCGATTGCCACCAACTTCAGGGTCAGCATCAAGCCGCAAGCAGGGAAGGGGAAATAAATGGAAAAGCCTGAATTAGACCGTGGTCATTTTTATGCGCAGTTTCCGGGGTTGGATAAGCACCATGACTCGTCCAACTATTCGCGCAAGGAATGGTATGAATGGGACGAAGAAGTTCCGCGCGAGGCTCGCGCAGAGGGCGGCGCGGTAGACGCAGTGGAGCCTGAAAAGGTTAAACTGTCCGACCATTTCAAATAAGAGGTTAGAGATGCCCGTCGATACGCATGACGACATAATGCCCGCGACGGGCGTCGAGCCTTTCAGCGCTGTTGAAACGCACGAAGATATCCGGCCTGCAATGGGAATTGAGGCGGTTCAGGAATTTAATTCTGCGAAAACATCTCGCAATCAGGTTCCTGCTTTATTTAACCACCCTGCGTTTTCCGGCAAACAAAACGCCAGAAATATTGATATCGGTGGCGGTCGCTTTGATAAGGGGACAGAGCACCTCCGCGATAAATATAAAATAAGCAGTAAGGTATTTGATCCATTTAATAGAACAGAAGAGCATAACAATTCGGTTCATGACGAGTTTACCGAAACCCCCGCAGATATGGCGACGGTAGCTAATGTCCTTAATGTAATTAAAGAGCCCGAACACAGAATGAGCGTTATTAAAAACGCCCATAAATATTTAAAGCCAGATAGCGAGGCTTATTTTTCGGTATATGAAGGGAATGGCAGCGGAATAGGGACATCAACGCGAGATGGATGGCAAGAAAACAGAAAGCTTGCATCATATCTTTCGGAGATAAAGTCTGTTTTTCCGGAAGCTGAGATTTCCCGAGGGGCAATTATAGCTTGCAAAAAGACTGCAAAATCCTACGGCGGCGCCATCAACCCGATTGAGCTTCGCGATGACCCGGAAGATATGGCGCGCCGTCTTATTCTTTGGTCCTACGCCGTTGCTCCAATCGGTCGCCCTCTTGCTCGCGCTGAGGGCGGCGCAATTGACGATCCTGTTAATCAGGCTCTCTCTGTTGCTGGAGCGGCCCGGCAGTCGGACGCGCAGAAGGCGGTAGAAACGGCGAGAAACCTGACGCCGATGGGCCTTTACAGCGCCGCAGCCGAGGCGGCCAGCACAATGCCCCAGCGCGCCCCGATTGACCAGATCCTGAACAAGATAAAAGGATCGCCCAATGTCAAAGCCGAAGAGCTTGATTGGTCAGGCGTTAGAGACGCTTTTGCTGGGCAGAAGAGCGTGGATCCGAAGGAA